TTGAGTTACCTTATCCAACTCATCTGCCTGATCTTTATAGATCATAAATTCTGGAACAGGAACCAAGTCGGATGTAGAATCTATAGTGTAAACAGGTTTTGGGCAGGGGAAGAAATTTTTTATCTCCAGCTTGTCATCCTCCTTCTTGACTATCTTTTTGTCTTTTTCCGCAACAAAAAATATTTCCTTTGTAGGTTTGTACCAGAACTCGATGATCTTGATTTTCTTTAATACAGAAGCATCTTTACGCTGGTCGTATACAGTCTTGTTTTGACCGTTGTACTTATTCCATTCCAGTGAATCTCCAAACTGGAGGTCTTTGGCCTCCCTGTATTTTGGGAAATTCTGATCAAACTCATCCAGGGTGAAATAGTGGTCAAACGAAATCCAGTCTAATTCCTCCCATACCCTGCCGCTACCATGCTGGAACCTGTCCCATTGAACCAGTTCACAATATACCTTCTCATCAGACACCTCATCATAAGCTTCATGCCTCATAAAGTGTACTTGCCGGTCTTCGTCAAACTCCGCACCCTCCGGAATCATTCCGGCCCCATAATCAAAAAGCTCTTCCAGTTCTTCAGGGACTTCGTTGTACTCGGCCTTGTATCTAATCCGGACCATAGCCCTGCCAACCAGAAGAAAGTCCAGAACAATATCTGAGGCCAGACCATCCCAGTCGTAATCGTCCATAGTGAACGACAGGCATCTTTCTGCTATTTCGGATATACGTCTTGCTACGGGGTCTTTATCTCTAAACCGTCTTCGGACATCTGGGATCGGTTTTTCGTTATACAGAGAAGGGCGTTGCGTTTCTGTATTAGAATACAGAATATTGTGGGTATGTCTGCCTTTCCCACGATTGGCACTTGCACTGGTTGACAAGTACCGCTTTACAATCTCGTTAGCGTCAGCGTGCCAGTCCTTGGTGCGCTTCATGGCAAGATCGTATTCTTCTATAAGGTACTTTGCTGATATTCCCTTTTCATTCGTATCATTAAAATCTTTTGGGCGTTCAGCAGAGCCAGTCTCATAGGCCATACCAGAATCAACTTGAGGCATTACCTACTCCTTAGTATTTTTGGCTGCTCTTACCGGAATGTTTCAGGCTGTTCTTTCCGGCTGGGGTTTTATAAACCCTGTTTCCATGATTTGTTCCTTTAAGACACGAACCATCACCCTGTGTCGGGACAGGAGTATGCTGCACACCTCTCGCCTGTCCAAGTCCCATACCATGATTTTTACCACCCACCATTCCTTTATTCTGTCCTGTTGGCACGTTTTTCATAAAGTACCTCCTGCCGCTTGTGGATCACCCAAGCCAGTCGTAGCATAGATGACACCTGTTTTATCTGCCGATGCGATAACATTAAGATGTGTCGCTCGTCCTCGTTCCACTACCAGAGTTTGCCCTGCAAGAATACACATATCCGCATTAGCAGAGGCACTACCCGCTACCGATCCTAATGAGAAAAATGCGGGTTCCCCAGCCGTACCAAAATAGGTCAGTATGACATTAAAATCATAAAGATCCCCCGGTATGGTTGTCAGGGCAGCGTGGGCTATTGTACTGGAAACTGCCTGAACAACGGTACACGCCTTGGTATGGGGAACGAAAGAATTAGTCGTTATACCCATTGGTCATTCTCCTTATTTTTCTGGTTATATCCCTTCATACTGCAAATAGGACCACAATATACTTCGTTGTCTCTCCAATATGTTAATACACTCTTCGGGATAATCATACCACAAACGCTACACATATAATTACCACCAGGATTCTTCGCATGATTACCACCAGGATTCTTCTTCTTCTCTTTCTCTGGTTTTCCCATCTCTAAGCTCGTCAAATGTCTTGTTGCTTCTAAGTCCCGTTGCAGTTTGGTTCCATGCAAAAAGGGGTTCCTCTTGCACATCTTTCTTAGGAACAGAAGACACCATATCAAGCAACATTCTACCAAACAATGATAAAACGTCAACCTGATCGTCATGTTTACCGCTTGGGAACATCAGGCATTCTGATATTAGAGTTTCCAGCCACGGGGCGTTAGAAGGAAAAAAGACCTTACCTTCAGCCATACGCCCACGAATAGATTGAGCCCTACTGACCTTATCCATACTTGATGCGAATCCTTTGCGATAAACATATGCTTTATTCTCCTGCATTTTTTTCTTAATAAAGGGGTCAATGGTTCTGAGTATCTGGCCCTTTTCTTCCCCCCATTCCTGCGGGTTCCATATTTTCACCAGATAGAGAAGTTCATGTATCCATCTTTCTGAATCCACCCGTTCTCTGTACCAATCCACGATATAGATATTGTCCTCCCGGTCAACACCACACACACCATGCACCGTAAAATCGGCATCGTCTTTTGTAGAAACAGCATAATCTGAAGCTCCGTAATACGTAAGATCAGTGGGAGCGGTTTCATAATATCGGAACCAGTCCCGTTGGAAGTAATCTCCCTCCTCGGGTGCAGGACGTTGCTGGAACAAAGCGGCCCAGTTTCTTGGCCCCTGTGTGCGTTTTTCCTGATCGAACCAATTCTCCGTTTCCCTGCAATACCATTCAGGCCAGAGGGGTTCTCCTTTTTTTCTACCTAACGGATCTTTCGGTGATTCTGCGACAGCCGGTAAGCATATTACTTCCCAGAGTTCTCCATCCCGTCCAAAAATGCTGCCGGATTCTCCTGTATAACCCTCTGGAAGAATGCGTCCAGCCGGATCATCTTCGTGCCATCTTGTCCCAATATAGATAATTGGGCATCCTGGTTTGAGTCGAGTACGAAAATCTGATTTATACGCTTCCCAAGTGGCTCCCCTGATAGTTTCAGAGTCAGCATCTTTTCTTCCTCTTATTGGATCGTCAATAATAAGCAGGTCACATCTTCTACCTGTAACCGATGCCAGTATACCTATAGCCCAATACTCGTTCAAAATTGTTTCACGTGGAACATCCTCGTCATCACCATCCTGTATTCTTCTGAGGGACCAATGCCCAGCCGCCTTGGAACCGGGGTCAAGCTCCAGACCGAAAACCCGATGATAATCCTCCGTATCAACGAGTTTCCGAATCCTTCGCCCGAACCCTTCCGCAAGGTCTGTATCATGTGAGGTTGAGATAACCTTCCTGCTTTGGTTTTTACCCAGAAAATAGGGTGGAAACAGGACGCTGGCATAAGTAGATTTAGCCGATCCTGGGGGTAAAAACAGCATTAATCGCTTGATTTCGCCCCTTTCTACCTTATTTAGCGCATCTATTATCAAATGATGGTGATCTGCCGGTTTAGGAGGGGGGCTACCCGATTTAGAGGCGTGTCCTTCTATAACAGGGAGCATTTGACAGCAGAATCTATAAAAAGAGGTGCTTGACTTACGTGCTTCCAGTGCAAGAGCGGCCTGAGCCCTCTCTATTAGTTCATTTCGTTCCATTTAGCCTATTTTTACCAAAACGATACCAGTTTACCTTCTTTTCTAATAATATGTCCTTGAAGGGTTATACGGTTCCTCCCCCCACAGGCTTTTTTTAATGCAGATATTCTATGTGCGGTCTTACCATCATGGACCATCATGTACCCAACCTTGTGTTCTACATACTCTCCTGTGTGGAAATCAATTCCTCCCCCGCCTTCCGGCATTTCAACCGCCAAGGTAAAAGCATAGGGGTCTTTATCCCCCAACCCCAGAGTTTCATGCGGAAGATCAACGTGCCAGTTCCCAGCAGTAGTCAATAGAATCGGGTCATTAACGAATATATGAAATCCTGGGAAAGCTAAATCCTTGTCCAGAGACACCGTTTCCATGAAATACTTGGTCAGGGCCGCAATAACGTACATATATAGTGCTGTGGAAAAAGACATCAACCGGCCATTCAAATACCCTATTTTGTCATGGTACTCAGGAGTATCCCCATCCAAATAGGCACTCTTCCCAATCGTATAAAAAGGCAGTTCCTTGCTTCGTTTCTCCCAGATATTGAGATACTTGATTTCCCATTGGATCTGCTTCATAGGGTAATGCACCTTCACAAAGTCAACCCCTGTCATTTATCCTCCTTCCCAGTATACGCGTATACTCGGATAGTACGAAGGCCACGGGGGGCGTTGCATTTACCCCCCGACAGACATGGCCCGTTGAAAAGGATTAGTCATACAGCCCCTTTCACCTTGATTTTACCTGCCACAAGATCAATAGTAAACTTCTTTACCCCACAGGCATCTATGATCCCTATAAGTTTATTGAATGGAATATCCACCCCCTTCTCGTAGTTCTCTATAGACCTCTTGGAAAGCCTCACCTTCTCCGCAAGTTTCTTCTGAGTCAGACCAGCATCCTTCCTCATCACTCTTATAATCTGAGCAGAATTAACGGAATATAGCCCCCTCATATCTGGATATTTCATCACACCTCCGTATTGAGAATGCCTTGTTACCAATAACATTTCCATTTGTTATTGTGTTATTGGCGTATTGAGAATGCCCTTATCAATTGGGTATTGAGAATGGGTTATCAAAAAGACACCCTTTTCCTCCTTTAGAATCGGATACTTGAAAATAACACTTGACACGCACTTTTTAAATCCCCATTATAGAAAAGAAAGGTCTTCAAAGAACACCGTTACACTACTTCAGTAAGCCTCACTCCACCTCCGGTTGCGTGATCGGCTCCAAACCTCCTCCTTGTATATAACCTTCCCTAACCTACCCTAACCTTCCTTAACCTACCATTCCCTATAATATATACCTGATGTGTATCTAATGTAATTTTATAAAAAAATATTTCAGAAAAACCAAATTGTTCAACAGGTGTCAAGCTTCGGATCCCCCGGTACGCTATCTCGTTTCGGTAAGCATTCTTTTTTAGAATACATTATTAATTTTCAATCCCTGTAGTCCGGTACGAGGTCCACTACATCATCTATATCAGCCCCTGCCAGTACCTCTCCCTTCTTAATAATCACCATCAAGTCTTCATCACTTAGCCTACTTAATGAGTGTGTCACATGGCTATCAATATGTACGTTCTTAGGTATAAGGCTTATCATCATACGGTAGAACAGAGATAGATTAGATGGATTACGCTTACACCACTTATAGAGTCCATCTGCACTGCCCAGTCTGTCGTATACATTCTTCATATCCTGCTTCATGGTAGTACCGAGTAGGTTGCCTTTACCCTTCGGTCTGCCAGGGCTTTTAATCCCTTTAAAATTCTCTATATTTCCTCGTTTATTCTTCTTCTTAACAATATCTTGAGTAGTTAATTCATTCATAAACACCCCTAAACCTTAAAATCTAAGCCTAAAACCAATCAATCTAAATCAACTGCATAAGGATAAAAGCTTAGTTATTAATAAAAACAAAAACAAACCTAACCCCTTTAATTTAAAAGGCTCTGCCTAAATAATGAAAGCCTTTCTTTAAACCAACCAACCAATCTAAACCAACCAATCTAATCTAAATCTTAACCAACCCCTTATGAGGACGGGGCGGTGAACCTGCCCCTCGTCATCGTGACCGACCAAAAACCGGTAAGGCAAGCCCTTTAAAATCAGCATCTTACAGCGGGTGGGAAAGGGTCGCTCCGGCCAGTCGGATCGGGAGTATATTGATATTTCGTGCCAAAAAACCAAACCAACCAAAAAAACTGATTAAAATATACAGATCTATTCGGATCTTGTCAAGAGCTAACATTAAAATTAGATTACCCCAACATTAAAATTACATTAAAATTGGGTTCTAGCTATTGACAAATCGCTATCAAGGTGCGATATTAATAGAGTAATTAAATCAATTTAATTCGGAGGAAAAAT